GAGCATCACCACCGCAGGCCGGTCGCTCTCGGCCAACATGGTTACCGAGGTCAGCGCGTCGCAGCTCTCGCCGATCTTGCTCGCGTCGTTCTCGTTCTCAACGCCGCTCCGGCTTTGGAGCGGTTACGGCACGATTACCGTTGGCGCAGTGACCTACCAAGGCATCGGAACGCTCGGCACAATCTCGCCCGTTGAAGAAACAACCGACCTCGCGGCGCGGGGAATCAACTTCCAGCTCTCGGGAATTCCGAGCGCATACGTCGCGATTGCGCTCACCGAGAACTACCAAGGGAAAGAGTGCAGCGTTCTTTTCGGCGCACTCGACGCGACCGGCGCAATCGTCGCCTCGCCGGTCACGATCTTCGCCGGGCGCATGGATGTGATGTCGGTCAACGACGACGGACAGGAAGCGTCAATTATCATGACCGCCGAAAACAAGCTCGTGGACTTTCGCCGGCCTCGTGAGGTGCGTTACACGCACGAAGAGCAGCAGAACCTTTATCCACCGGGACCCGGCACACCCGGCGATCTTGGCTTGGAATTCGTGAACGCCATTCAGGAAAAACAAATCTACTGGGGCAACGCGAAGCTCGCGGCACCGATTCGGGACGGCGGCGACGAGAGCGAGTCAACGTCCTACATGTGACCATGCCAGCACGCCGCGACAACTGGCCGGACCTGCTCGCGCAATTTATCGAGGCGCGACGTCATCAACCGTTCGAGTGGGGCTCGAATGATTGCTGCATGTTCGCGGCGGATTGGGTCGAGCTTTGCACCGGTCAAGATTACGCCAAAACGTGGCGCAATCGCTACTCGTCGGCATTTGGCGCGGTGCGCGTGCTGGACCAGGCGGGCGGCGTCGAGGCTCTGGTGGACGCGCTCGGGCTGCACCGCATTGCGCCGCAGTTGGCCGGGCGTGGCGACATCGTAGCTCAGCAGGCCGGGCGCGGCGTGACGCTTGGGATTTGCCTCGGCGTGACGACGGCTTTCGTCGCAGAGGACGGGCTTGTTTTTGGGCCGCTTTCTAGCGTCGAAACCGCTTGGAAAATTTAACATGCCACAAGCCATCCCAGCCGTTATCAGTTCTTTTGTAGCCGCAGCAAAGGCGGTGACGCTCACATCCGTAATTAAATTCGCCGCCGTCACCGCCGCATCAATGGCCGCGTCCAAGCTGCTCGCGCCAAAGATGCCGAGCTTTTCGGACTCGTCGCTCTCGGACCGCTCGCAGTTGGTCCGCAATCCGATTTCGGCGCGGACGATTGTTTACGGCAAATGCCGCGTAAGCGGGACCATCGTTTATCTCAGCACGACGGGCACCAAGAACGAGTATCTCCACATCGTCCTTACGCTCGCCGGCCACGAGGTCGAAGCGATTGACGAGGTTTATTTCAACGACGAGCTGGTGCCGCTGGTCTCGAACACGCCGACAGGATTCTACGCAGGCGTGGCACGCGTGAACAAAAAGCGCGGCGTTCCCGGCGACACCGCGGACGCGGATTTGATCGCGGACACCGCGAGCCTGACCGATGGCAAATGGACCTCGGACCACAAGCTATCTGGCATCGCCTACCTTTACGTTCGCCTAACGTGGGACGCCGAGAAATTCCCGAGCGGGATTCCCAACATCAGCGCCGTGATTCGCGGCAAGAAGGTGCTCGACCCGCGCACGGCGACAACCGCCTATTCCGCCAACGCTGCGCTCTGCCTTCGCGACTACCTCACCGACACGTCGCTCGGCATGGGCATGACCGCCGCCGAGGTTGACGATACCGCGTTCGGCGTCGCTGCAACCATCTGCGAGGAGCAGGTTCAAATCCTTCCGCTCTCGCCGACTGTTTACGAAAACCGCTACGAGGCCAACGGCGTGATTGTGACGAGCGCATCGCCTGACGAAAACATCGGCAAGCTGCTTTCAGCGATGGGTGGGCTCATCGCCTACACGGGCGGCAGAATCGTTCCCTACGCGTCCGCCTACCGGATTCCGACCGTGACGCTGACCGAGAAGCATTTCGTCGGACCGCTCAACGTGCAGACGCGAACGAGCGCACGCGACCGGGTGAACAGCGTAAAAGGCGTTTACGTGTCGGAGACGAACAACTGGCAGGTCACCGACTTCCCGACGATTAGCTCGGCAACTTACGTCACCGCCGACAACAGCAACGTCTTTTTCCGCGACGTAGTTCTCCCGTTCACCACCTCGCCGAGCTGCGCTCAACGGCTCGCCGTGCTGGAACTGCGCCGCGCTCGCGAGGAAATCACCTTCTCAGCTCGCTTCCGCCTCGAGGCGATGCAGGTCCGCGCCGGGGACACGGTAATGATTACCAACGAAAAACTCGGCTGGTCGTCCAAGGTGTTCGAGGTGATGGAGTGGAACTTCGCGAGCGACGGCACGCCGCCGCAGGTGTTCGTGGATATGACACTTCGAGAAACCGCTTCGTCGGTTTACTCGTGGGCCGTCGGCGATCAAATCGCCGTGCCGGACTCGCCGAACACGACGCTGCCCGACCCGTTCACGCTCAGCGCACCGACGAGCCTTTCGCTCACGGCTGACGGAACGACTCAACTTGTGCAGGCCGACGGCACGATCTTGCCACGGATTCGCGTCGGCTGGACGCCACCGGCTGCGGAGTTCATCCAAAGCGGCGGCTCGGTCGTCATCGAATACAAGCCAGCCGCAAGCACGACCTATCTAACGTGGAACACGGTTGAGGGCGAACAGACCGAGGACTTCATTTCGTCCGACGTGAAGATCGGCACGAACTACAACGTGCGGATTTACGGCGAGAGCTACTTTGGAATTTCGACAAGCTACCTTAGCGGGTCGATTACCGTCGCGCAGGACACGACGCCGCCGGCAACGCCAACCGGATTGACCGCAATCGCAGGCACCGGCCAAATTATTTCGCTGGATTGGAACGACAACACCGACGCGGACCTCGGCGAGTATGGCGTTTATCGCAACACGTCCAACGACCCCGGCGCGGCAACTGAGATCGCACAGACGCGGGCGAGCCGATTTGTGGACGTGAGCCTGACGCTCAATCAGCAATATTTTTATTGGGTCACGGCTTACGACCGAATCGAAAACCAGAGCGCCAAGAGCACCGGAGCGGACGCAACAGCGGTTGCAGTCGTCGCCGGGCAGACCGACCCGACGCCTCCCGGCACTCCGTCCGCGCCGACGATTGCCTCAACAGCGACCTACCTTTCCAGCGACGGCACGACGCTTTCTCAGATCGTCGTCAACGTGCCGGCGTTCACGACCCGCACGGCGGTTATGAACGTGCTTTATCGCAAGACCGGACAACCCGGTTTCATTGTCGCCGATCAACGCAGCACGACAGGCGGCACGGCTTCGATTGACGACCTCACGCCAAACGTAAGCTACGAGATCGCGGTTCAGGCGTTTTCCGCGTTCGGAGTCGGCAGCACAATATCGGCGACCGTGACGCAAATTGCTACGAGCAACACGACCGCGCCGGCTGCGCCAGCTTCGACAAGTCTATCGTCGGACGGCGTGAAACCGCTTTTGATTACCGGAGTGTTCGCCTTCGGAGTCATTGCGAAATGGAACCTGAACACCGAAGCAGATTTCAGCCACTACGAGATCAAAGCCACGATAACAGACAGCGATGCGGCAACCGATTTCTCATGGGCAGTCAACGGAGTATCCAACCGACTTGAGATCATTTACGAAGCTCAGTGTGCGCTTTACAATCTGACGAACGGAGTCGGCTACGTTCGCGTGCGCTCGGTCAATCGCTCTGGCGTCGCTTCCGCTTTTGTTCGCATCGGCAACGCGAATTCTTCCAGCAACCTCGGTCTGAACTTCGGGACCGCCTCGCAGACAATCGCAGCCGGCGACGACTCCCGCATCACCGGCGCAGCCCAGAAAGCCTCGAACCTCTCGGACGTTGCCAGCCCGTCCACGGCTCGCGCCAACCTCGGCATAAATCGATTCTCGCACGTTGAAAACCTCACAGGCGGCGCACCAACCGAGACGTTCACGTTCACGCACTCGCTCGGCACGACACAAGACTACGTGCTCGCCGCGTGCGTCTCGCCGGTAAACGAGCTGTTAATCGCGCACGACTATTCGGCTGCGGGCAACAACTCGAACGACACGGTCTTTCAAGTCGCCACCGTTGACGGCTCAAACATCTCCGCAGGCTTGCGGCGCTTTACGATTCATTTCGTGCAGTGATTCCGTGCTGAGTCTGTTTTTTCTTCAGACGTAAGTCGTTAATTATCAACGCGCACGGATTGCGTGCGATACTTCGCGCACATTTGAGCTTCCTCTCT